CAGGATTAACGTGCATAAGCATACTGTCGCCATAGCGACCTTGATTGGCTAAATGCTCTGCAATGCCTTCCATCGGATATTGTTGTTGATTCATACTAGCTAGTCTCCACCCCGAACAGGTTGAATGTTAAATTACCATCGCTTCCATACACTGTAACCACATCTGTTTGGTTTAGTGTCATACCAATTACATGAGTATCGGTTGCATTTGCAGCCAATGCTTTGTCATAAAATAAAAATTGTTTGTTATCTGCGCCTGCGCCAGCAACCCTTACCGACACTCGATAAGTAACTCCCGATCCGCTTCTGTTGCAGACAACTAATGAGCTAACTGTTGTTAGTGTTAAGTCTGGAACTGTATATAAGGTAGTTGCTGTTGTGGCAGAAGGAGCAACCTGACCTAATACTTTAAGTACATCTGTCAAGACGCACCCATCAAAAGAAATTGAAATCTACGCATAGCTAAAGATCCATCCTTGTCGCCCTGAGTCTTAGCAAGTTGCACATCATTTTCCATTGTTTGAAATGCCAACTCAATAGTTCTTCTATTAAGTCTTTCGTTTTCGGCATTATATTCTTGTGCGGGTATGGGTAATGGTTCTTGTCTTTGTGATGCCATTATCTTCTACCGTCTGTTCTCATATCTAATCTTAGATCACCAAGCCGCCATCCATACCCAGCTCCAGAGCTTTCAAGCCTAACAATTGAATGCCTTGCTCTTGTCCTAACATCTAGTTGAGTACTGGTATTTGTTACTGTAGATGTTGATAACGTTGAAGCAGTCTCTAAGGGGTAGTTGCTTCCTTTAAGAGTAAGAGCCAGTGACGCTTCTCCAGTGTCACCGCTAAACTTAAAGTCTGGTATTACCCTTCTAATAAATGTAAATACTTCTCCATCGCTTAACTCAAGATCGCCAGACTCTATATATGCTGTCATAGCTGATCCGTCATCATCATGCCCAATCTCATGGTTATACAAGTAGTTTGCATCTGTAGCGGTAACTACAGAGCTTGCTAATGGGTTGTCTCTGGTTGCAGCTCCAATCCAAGCGCCTCTTACTAAGGTGCCAACAGACCACAAGTTTTCTTCATAATTATAGGTGACATAGTTGGTAATTTCTGTATCGCCAGTCCCAATAGGATAAAACCAAGTAACCTCCGAATGAGCATTGTTTTCAGCAGCAAATACTTTATAAGCTTGCCCTAAGTTTATATTGCTAAATACATGATCTAATACGCTGCATCTTAACGGCTGTACTGCACCGTTGTATGTGTAAAAGTTACCTTTATCCATAAAATAGACAACGCCTCTGGCATTTACTGCGGCGTTAGGAGAGACCATAGATATGTCAGTACTTAAGGTAGAAAATTGAAATATAAATGGCGATCCAATAAATCTCATGCTGTGCAAACTAACATCAGTAAACACTAGTATTTCCTGTCTAGACTGAACTGCACCAACAATCCTTGATCCAGAGTTTATTCTAGCGCCACCAGCGGTATTAGTTGCAGTTGGCGTCCAATCTGCTGCACTCTCTTGGTCAGACCATCTAACAAACAAAGGATCTATATTGCTTGATCCTATTGGATTTACACCAAAACAAATAACGTGTTGATCTACATCAGATACTAACACCTGCAACGCAGCAGTTGGGGTATTAGAAGCTCCTCCAAGCGCACTCAAGGCTACTGCCCTATTAGATGTACCAGATGACTCGTCCCAATAAAAAACGCCACCAGCCCTAACATTGAATATTAAATCCTCACCAAAGTTATCTTGGCTATATAACCTAAGCTGGCTAGAAGCACTTAGCGAACTTACAGATCCAAAGGTTCCTTCACCCCAAGATCCAGCGCCCCATCCGGTGCCTTCTACATAAGCGTTAAGACCTACGTTAATTTGATAAGCACCAACAGTGCTGCTGCCCCCGTTGCCGCTATCGCTGGCATTTGCAGTAACGGTAGTTCCGCTTGTGTCTTTAGCTACAAATGTAAATGTGTTCGCAGTAGGAACAGAAGCAATCTGATACTCCTGATTAAGTACAGCGGCAGTAACATTACCACCTAACGAAGCTGCATCAGAAAAAGTTACAAAATCATTTATATTTGAGCCGTGGGCAGTATCTGTAGCTGTAATAGTAGAGCTGCCGTTTGTTGCTGCAAATGTCACATCTCCAGCAGATGTTGTAGATCTTATAGGCGTTACGTCATGGTAGCTTGCACCCTGATTAACATAAAACTTTAAATGAGTACCAATGCCTATGTAGCGTATAGATTCTAAAGAAGCCCAGTCATGTAACGATCTACATACACCAAGAAATGTACTATTAGAATACTTAGTCCATCCGCCTATTTTTTCAGGACGACCTTTTCTAAAGCGTATTTTATCAGAATCAAACCAACCAGCATCTGCTGTATATTCAGTTCCCTCTTTGTTAACGCCGGGAGCAAATTGTATTTTAGTTAATGCCATTATCTAGGATAAAGATCCATTATACCGCCACCATAAAATCCGCGACGATATCTGGGATTAGAAGCAAGTTGAGGAGCAAGATGCATTGCGCTTCTATCCATTCGATTTCGTCCCAACCCCTGAAATATCTGGCCTTGCTGACCCATAAAAGGTGACTGAGGCATATTCATTGGGCCTTGAGTACGCAAAATAGGCTCAACTCCAAAGGCTGGAAGCTGTGGTTGAGGAAACTGCATTGGGTTAGTAGGGCCGAGCTGTCCAAAAGATCCCCCAGAAACCCCAGATAAAGGTTGAGGCATAGGCTGACCAAAGCTAGGCTGATAAGGCATAGGTTGTAAATTACCAAAACCTTGATTACCTGTCATAGGTTCTTGTCTTATCGCGCCTTGTAAAAGTTTTGAATACTCATAATCTCCTGTAGTTGCTTGTAGTGGAGGAGGCATATTTATTCCAAATCGTGGCCCACCTCTTTGCTTAGAACTCAAATCAACCGCTGGTTGAAACGGTTGAGGCATAAGCCGACCCACGGGGTTATTGCCAACCATTTCAAGTTGTGGTGGTGGAGGAGGGGGATTATTTCCAACCTGACCAAATGGTTGAGGCTGCATTGTTTGCCTGCCAAAAGGATCTTGCGATCTTCCTTTTCCCGGCCCTCCGGGCATCCCTTGAGGCTGCATTGGATATCTTCCTTTCCCCGGCCCTCCATACATAGGGCTTTGCATCATAGGGCTAAACATTGGAGAAAATCCGCCTCCAAAAAAAGAACCTTGCTGACCATAAGGAGAGGGTCTGCCCATGCCCATTACACTTGTCTCCAGTCCATATCTTGAAACATTAAAGATTCAGCCTGTCTTCTTCTTACAAGACCAGCCAAAACTTCTCCTCCAGCCCTGTTCCAACGCTTCATTTCATCAGGAACTCGATCAAATTGACCGCCATTAAGAACTTTTAACATAGTACTTTCACCAAGATTAGTCGGCCCAAGGTTGTAAACCCAAGCAACCAAGGAATCAAACTCATGCTGTTGAAGATCAACCTTTACCATATCGTTAATATAGCCTTCATACTCTTCCATTTCCTGTGAAAGCATAATCTCTGCATCTTCAAATGAACACGTTTGGCCTTCTTCTACGCCTTTTGTATGACCATAACCTATTGTCCATACTCCAACGCTATCTTGATAGGCATCTGTTTCACAGCCTTCAAAGTTTCTTATAAGCTCCAAGCCATCTTCACTTATTTTCATCATCAACCTCATTATCTATTTCTCGGTAATATTTTAATATACTGATTACCTGCCTTAGATATCGTTTAACTTCAGCCATGTTCATTGAAAGATTTTCATAACCTTTCGTAGTAAGCGCATACCATGCATTAGTAGGCGCTTTCCCATCGTTTAAATCATCCAAGTACTCTTGCATTAGTTGCGGATTTAACACCGTCCATTCTACCGGAACAGAGTCTATCTGGTTTGGCAAAGGAGGATGATATGTAGGTGCTTTTTTAACAACAGTAACTACCTCTATTGGTTTAACTTCAGGAATATCTCGGCTTGACCCAAGAACTGAACATCCGCTAACCAGCAGTAGGAGTAGGAATATTAATATCTTCATCAAATTGTGTTTCATCGGTAATAACTTTGAGGTCATTTAGCACTGCCTTTGTACCGCGATTGATAATACCCTCTATTAATTTTGGCTTTCTGATGGACAATACATCCATAGAATGCTTTGAGAACTTTTTTCTGATATCGGTTACCTCGTTCTGAGCAACCATATTTTCTTTAGTAAGCTTTTCAACCTGAGCAACCATAAGTTCTTGATTTTCAACAGCTTGTTTTAGATTTTTATTTTGTTGATCAACAGTACCTTCAAGCGTTTTTTGATTCTGTATTGACTGCTCAAGACGTAAATGGAAGCTTTCTATTTCTGCTTGTGATTTGTCGTAGTAAAGTTTAAACGCTCCTGATAAAACTAGAAGTGCCAGCCCCAACCCCGCACTTAATTTTAACCCCATGTTACGATCCTTTTTTCCATTTCTTAGATGGCGATTTAGTTTTACTAGGACTCCACTTAACCTTATCTGCCCAGTATGCCGCTGACATCTTGCCTTTCTTTATGTTTTTACCATGCCTTGATTTAAACGCTTTACGTTGCCCAACTGTTTGATTGGTCTTAACACCCTGCTGACCAAACCGAATTGTTTTTACTTTATCGCCTTCTTTGGCTACAACAACGTGAGACTTTTTAGGATGATTAGGTGTGCGCTTTGGTTTATTAAAGCCAGCTACGCCTGCTCTAGCCAATCTTGGATCTTTCTTAGAAGGCATTATCGTTTTTTCCCTTTATGCAAGCCATGTTTTGCGTGTTGCTTTCCTTTTGCAGTAGCCTCTCTTTTCTTTTTGTTAGCAGCAGCAAGCTTCTTTTTACCTTTTGATGTTGATTTAAGCTTCTTTATAGTCGCTGATGGAGCATAAACCTCTCCGGTTTCTGAAGACTTTTTTCCGCTTGGGGTTCTCCATTTTTGCTTAGTCCATTTCTTTAAAGATTTTTGAGACTTCTTTAAAGCCATTAGCTTTTGTAACCTCCGCCCTTGTCCTTGTATTGTTT